TCAGAACCAATAGTAAATGTGGCAACGCCGCGGGGAGCTACATATTCCTCCGCGTCAAGTTTGCCGTCCCACCTTGAGCGTTCTTGAGACGTTATGTGCTTTTCGGTATTGTTTGCATGGGAATTAAAATCGGTTATGTCTACTTTAAGCCCCATTGCCGTATTGAAAGCGGTTATATCCAGTTTACTTGAAAGCAGATTGTCAATTTGTGTTTTAGTATAGTATTGGGTTAAATCTACTTTCGCCGATTCTGATTCCTGTTTTTGAGTACCGTCCCACCAATAATCAGGGACATCGAGGGCGATAATTAAAAAGAGATCGCCGATATTAAGCGCGTCTACATTTTCCTGTACCAACAGCCATGCGTCCAGTTCCGCGACATCGGCAAATACCTTTGCCCTCGCCCTGCCCTCGGCGATTGCCCTCGCTTCGTCTACCCTGCCCGACAAGGCGTTATCGGCATTGATCCTGTTTTGCGTTTCGGTGTTCAGGGCTGCGGGCTGTACAGCGCTGTCGGCTTTGCCGAGGCTGTCCTGCACGTCCTGGGCCAAATCTTCCCGCGGTATGCCGCCGTCAGGGGGTTCATAACCGCCGCCCCCGGCATTGCCGCCGCCGCTTCCGCCCCCAGCTCCGGGGAAAGTATACAAATCCGTCCATTCGGTCGGTTCAAAATTCACGAAACGGTATTGTATCGTGTCCGTGTTTTCTTTGATCCGGAATTGCGGCGCCTCTCCGTCCTTGCCGCGTAAAGATATAAGCCATTGCTCAAGCGTACCTTGAAAGCCGGCCTGTACCGCCAGCTCATACGCCGATTTACCGTCCTGCGCTTTCAGCCTTGAAAGATCATACAGATCGATCCAGTTGTTATCACCGACAAAACGCCATTTTAAGAAATCAGCGTCCGATGTTAATTCAAGGTTTCGCGCCCTGCCGGTTTCGCCGGTGTCCACATAGCCCGGTATTGTGGGATCGAATAATTCCCAATGGCCTGTGGTCGAATTTATCCGCGGATAGTTTATNGGNACGCCATGCAGGGCGACGCTGTCNGTATATCTTTTAGCCCTTTGNGTGGCCAATATAAAGGCGGTCATTCCATTCATTAGTACGGCCCATCCCATTTATCAAAAAATTTATATAACTTTGTATCCTGGCCTTTCTGGTAAAGCAGCGCCGTTGAACCGCCCATTATGCCAGTAGTGGGCAAATTATTGACATCCTGATCGCTTGTAATCTCGAACGTATAACAAAAACCGTTGTGTATTAAAGTAACAGGATCATAAGACGGCGTGCGCTCCGGGCAAAAAATCATCAGTTACCTCCCGAAGAACCTGCCAATAAAAAAGCCCCCTATGGCGACACTGGGTTTCCCCGGTATCGACATAGAGGGCTTCCGCTTTTCGGTAGGCTCTTCTATATCTCAAATATATACTGTCAAAGCGATTTTGTAAAGGCTTTTAAGCTGCTTCCAACGTCCTTATTTCTTGGCGCCAGGCCTGGCGTTCAGCGATCTTTCCGGCGTATTCTTCCACTGTGGCAGAACCCTCGGAGATTTTGGCCGCGATGTAATCCGTTTCCGCAAGCAGTTTTTTGAGGACCCGGACGCGCTCGGTATTCGTTTCCGCCAGCTTTTCCGCGTCCGTTTTGCCGATGAAGATTTCACCGTCAATGTCGCGTACCAGGCTGCCCTTTGCCTCATATTCTTTAAGGGGCATTTTCTTCAGGACTTTGGTAACCCCGTCCAGTTCCTTCATAGCGTTAACGTCAGTATGCGCTACCAACGTCCCATCGGCTTTCCTGCCGATAAACACTTGCTTTTCTCCCATGATACCCTCCGTCATTCCCTTATATTTATGAACAGCGAATCATACAGGCTGTCCATGTTTTGCACCGTCTTACGGGCATGAAAACGTTTTAGATAATTGCCGCGCCATGACTGGTAGCCTACCCGGAGATCCGCATAACTCATTTTNCCGGCGTCTATAAGTTTCCGGAAGCATTTCAGTTTCCGGCGCATCCGTTTCGCGGAATCCTTTGTAGGCTTTTTCAGTATCCTCCCGTTTTCTTTAAGGTAGTATTTCCCTTTCAGGAATAACAATCCTTCCTTCAAAGGGAAAATCCTCGTTTTCCTTTCGTGAACCGTTATTCCCAGATTATTGCATATAATTTTAATTTTTTCAAGGCAATTTTCTAAAAATTCTTTGCTGTTATGGATTAAGTACAAATCATCCATGTAGCGGCCGTAAAATTTCACCCTCATTTTTTCTTTAATGGCGTGATCAAGTTCGTCAGGGAGGAAAATAGCGAATATCTGCGATACCTGGCTGCCCAATCCCAGGGAAACGCCGTCCCCGAACGGCTGAATAAACCGCCTCGCAAGATCCAAAACGCGTACATCGCGCACTTTTCTCTCCACGCGGTTCATAAGGATATCATGCCGGATGCTGTCAAAGTATTTTTTGAAGTCAATGGTAAGGGCGTACCCCTCGTTTGAAAACCCGTTCTGCCGGTAGAACCTCGTCAAATGGGTGATGAGGCGCCGCATGGCGAAATGCGTCCCTTTCCCTTTCACGGAAGCGCCGTTGTCATATATGAGCGAATTACAAAGTATCGGGACAAGAACCTCGTCGCATAATGTTTTTTGTATGACGCGTTCCGAAATATGGACGCTCTTTATGTGCCGCACCTTGCCGCGTTCGTTCAGGATAAACTCCACAAACCCGTTCTGCACGTTTTCCCCGGCTTCAAGTTTCAGTTTTGTTTCCCAGAGGTTTTGAAATAAATTCATCTCATAACGCTGTGTGGATTCCTTCCAGGAAACGCCCCGTTTCGCCAGCCGGAACGCTTTAAGCAGGTTATTGGGATCCGTCAGGAGGGAAAAATCGTCATATTGGTCCAGTTTGTCGCGGCGTTTTTTCCTGCGTTCCGATATCCGCCGCTGGTACCTGGCCGCCTTCCTTTCTTCGCTTGTCATAAAACTCCTTAAAGCCCTGTATAGCATCCCCGGGCTTATCTGCGACCCGCTTCAAAGCCCGGGGTTATGCGTTAACCATGCTACATAGCGTCAACAGGCATGAAACGGAAGGAACGCACAACCTACCGCCATGCAAGCAGCGTTCGCCTGGACGCATCAGGGTTACTATTCGCCGCCTTTAATGGGCGGCAGGATACGGTCTCCTTCTGTGGGCGGACAAATCGGTTATAAATAACCTACTCGTGGTTTGTCTCCACGGAATCGGGGGCGACCCCACCGGCNGCACTCGCATTGTTGTTGTTGTTGCTATTACCATTGTTGTTGCAATTANNGAAATACGCGGCAGACGAGGCCATTACAGACCGAACCCTTATTCACTTTCTAAAGTTCTTCCCTTNAACTCTCCTTTCAATATTTTTTTTGCTAATTCGTTTGTGGATTTACGCCAGCCTTTCAGCAGGCGTATTTCAAATTGTAATTTGTCGATGAACGGCAGTATTTTGTCCACGCCGATTTTGAACGTGTCAAACTTCATGGAAAAAACGTCCACAAAGTATTGGAGCTCCTGAATAAGCTGCTGGCAGTTGGCGATGGCGGTTGTCTGGTAGCGCCGCCTGTCCGCCAGTTCGTCCATTTGCACGCGCTGTACATAGTATTCCGGAAGTTTGGCGGCGTTCGGGCTTTTCGGATCTTCCATCGATGAGGGGTAGATTGAATTGCCCCCGGTAATGTTCATCATCAGGTTACGCAAAATCTGCATAATGGTGCGCCTGTATTCGGCAAGCAGCCATTCCGGGAACTCCCCTAAAATCGTTTCATCTTCAATCTCAATTTCGGGTACGGGCTGTTTTCCGTTTTTTGGGGTTTTTAATTTTAATCCGAAGTTTCGCAGAAGGCAGACGGTCAGTTCTTTTCGCAGTTGCCGGGCGTTATTGTAGAATTCAAGCTTAGATAGACCTCTTTTGTTTTTTAAGACCGACACATTCCCCCTCCCGAATGCATTGCCCAAAATTCAAAAAATTTTTCGGCCGCTACGCGGCAAATAAATTTGTGGTTGGCACACTTCGTGTGCCAACATCGTACTATCATAGCATAGATAACTCCCTCCCCACAAGGGGGAGGGAGTACAAGAGAGTGTGTGGCTACGCCACACAGAAAGCGGGGGCGACCCCACCGGCCGCACTCGCATTGTGGTAGTAGATGCTATTACCATCGTGGCTGCAAACACAGAAATACGCGGCAGACGAGGCGGAGGGGTTATTCATCCACCACCAATCCCGCGATCCGTTCCAGCGCTTCACCCTGAACACGCTACCCTTCTGGTATATCGGCAGGAATACGCTCGTGCCGTCTCCTACATCCTGTTCAGCAAATCCGGGGGTTCCAAAAACTTCAACGGTAGTCAGCGGGAAAACTGTGGCATTAAACCAATTCCAGCCACCTTTTGTTGACCACAATTTTCTTATTGTCAGCAACGGGTTATTGCCGCCCAAAGCGGCCTTGAGGCCTGTCGCGAAAGGCCCAGAGCCGTCCCCATTGGCGCCCTCAAGCCATGCCCTCAATTCACTGGCGGCCGCGGCATAACCCCCGGCGTTATCATCGTTCGCCCTCATGCGCGCTTTGGCGACTATATGCCGCGTTATGAAAACGACATGGTTCTTTGTGTTTTCCGTGTCGCCGGAATGCTTGTAATTGTTGAAACCGGCGATTAAAAGCCGGGTATTCTTATAGTTCGCATTCCACGCCTGGGGCGCAGTTCCCCCGGTCGGCGCGGCAATGGCACTGAGGTCAAGGCCGTCCAGAAAATCAGCGTCATTCAAGCCCGTGAAGTTCGGAACGCCGCTTCCGTCAATCTCGCTGTTGTTGTTGCTCCGATACCGGATATTCGCCATAACCTCAGCGATGGCTTCATTGCGCAGCGACTGGGTTGTCATTTCCTCGATGCCGTGGCCAAGAATGACCGCCATCAGGTCGCGGCCTAAACCTTCAACCTGGTTGGCCTGGAAAGTACGGAGTCCGGGAACCCTCATTCTGCCCAGGGCGTCAATATAGACGGAATCAAACTCGCGGCCGCCTTTAACAATGCCAGCAATGTCATCATTGTTACCAATGCTAACACTGTCGAGGCCGTCATCAACCCATTCAAAAACGGGCGGATCAGTTTCCGGCGTATTGTTCAGTACCCACACATGGCCGTTGAACATATTTTTAACGTGGGTATTGTCCCAGATAAGCGTCCGATCCGTCTGCCCGATCTGCCCCAGGGCGTAATCGGTGAGCTGTTGCTGTGTCGGGGTTGCCGTCCCAAAATCAAATGCCGTGAGGTATCCCCCGCGGCCCTGCATGGAAGTTATCTGCCGTTGTAAATCATCGGTATTATCTTCCAATTCTTTTTTCAGGTATGCCGTTCGGTTCGCAAGCTGTTTTCCTTGAAGGTTGTCGATGCCGTCAGATCCGCCTTGCAACGGGTCGGTGATTTCATACTGGTAAATCCCCTGTTCCCATACGGGGCTTTCCGGCAAAATGTTAGCGTTCGGCGGTAAACTAATTCCCATAATTTTCTCCTTCCTTAAAGCACGATGGTCCAGTGGCCTTCAATGCTGATATCCGATTCCTTATAAATCGGGTTATTCCTTGTTCTCCTTGCAAACAGCGTTCCGTCCGTTGTCAGCAACCCAAATTCCAAAATCGCCATTCCGTTATTTTCCGTAACGGGCAAATTCCAGTTAATTTGAACCTGCCCCATTTGCGGATAACTGAATCCGTCAACAGGCCGCACGAATTGGTTTGTAATAATGGAATCGGCGGCTTCCGGCGCCGTTCCGTTTGTGCCAAACGCTATGCGGTTAATACTGCGGCCGGTAACATTGCCGGCGATAAGCCGCGCGATCTGATCCCGGCCCCCGTTCACAACCAGGTTATTTTCTGTGGTTTCCTCCACAAGAACACCATTCTTGTAAACTTTGACAGTAAGACTTCCCTTAATGGGAACTTTGTCTACCATTTCGATCATGTTCTTTCCTCCAAAATATATTTCAAATTATTCCAACGGAATAAATACCATGCCTTTTCTTTGAATAGAGCCGTTCCTCATCCTCGTTCCGTTCCGGAAAAAATGATGGCGCAAGCCGGCAACCAGATTTTCGCTGATGTGCAGATTGTCCGCCTCCGGAGCGTCCGCGTAATTTGAAGTGAACGGATCGACAATCCTGTCCGACGCCCTTCTCAATACGCCGTTCCGGAGATGTTTCCCGTTCCGCTGATACCCCCTGCCAATGCTGTCCTCGTCAAACGCGCTCACATTTGTTGCTATTTGGTCGGTAAAAGTAAGGGTATCGGTATGCTGTACCTTGATTACGTCAATGCTGATAGCGTCATTTGCGGAATATATGGCATACCCCGATCTGTCCACTGTGCCGTCCCGGACAAAAGCGCCGTTACGGAAAACTTGGGATTTGTGCCTGTCGATATAATTACTTTCGTTAAACCCAATGGAAAGGAAATCCTGCGGCCCGGAACGGCGGTAAATCGGCGGAAAAATTGTTCCCACGGCCGGGACGCGCTGCGTCCTGTACCTTTTTATCGTGCCGTCCCTTTGATGAGAGCCGTCCCTTAAAACATTTTCCAACTGGGTGTCGAGAACGGTTTTACCGTCACGGAACACGCGGCCGTTCCGGAGAATAACCTGGGAAGCTGAATCGCTGGTTATCCTGTGGACTATTTTTCTGTCTATCTCGGAAGGATCGACTTCATCAGTAAAATTAAAAATTTCTTTGGTGTCGTACCCGATGCCGGCGCCGATTACCTGGGCGATTATCCTGTTGAAATCAATATCGGGGCCTTCGCCGTCATGTAGGATTGTGAGGGCTGCCGGATAATTCGGCGTTATGTTCACTACCTCGCTTGAATACAAAAACTTTATGACTTTAATAATGTCGTTAACCGTGCCGTTTGTCGTATTCAGCAATTTGCGCAACTCTATGAAAAGCCTGTAGAGGCTGTCATCGTTGCCGTTCCTGGGTTCTGATAAAACCCTCCCTATCCTGTCCAGCAGCACAGATTTTGCTTTTTCGGTATCGTATTGCTCGGAAAGATTATAAATCTGCCCTTCAATTTCTATGAGATGGCCGTCATCATAAGACGTGAATTTTTTTGTTTCTCCCGTTGAAAGCCATTGGGGTAAATAAGGGGGGCGGTTATAATATTTCCAATCAATAGGATCAAATTTCATCTCTGGCAAGCTCCCTGACTTCTATCCTGCTGTGGTCTAACACCGCGATTTCCCGCTTATCGACAATGATATTAGCGGCCTTGTAATCCTCCTCATCCGGAGGGGTGAGATCGGTTGTTGAAGCGGCTTTTATAACCGCGAAACCAATTCCGGGCACGTCATATATAGGCCTGTTTAACCTTTGGAAAATAAAGTCAACGCCCACATCGATATTTTCAATGCCCCAAAAAACGATATTTTCTTTCACCATTTCAAAACCGTGTACGGGGAACGCCTCTTCCGGATTTCTTTCAATGGCAATTTTCAGCCAGATGTAGCGGTTAACAGGCCTTGTAAACCCTATTGGCCATGGGCGCCCTTCCGAATCGTGTACGGTTAATTCTGTCGAGCCGTAAGACTGGATGCCGCCAGGGCCTACGTCGAAAATTGTTTGAGCGATTTCCTGATCCAATCCCCCGACCACTACCGGGCCGAAACTGTTGGGGGGCAGCCCGTCAACTTCCGATTTACTGCGGTTGCTGTAAACCCTGGCATACAAAACGCCCGGCAATTGCTGTATGGCGTTTTCCACGGCGATTTCGTTGCCGCTTGCCTGCCGCTGGCGACGCCCCATTTGTATCCTCAGCTCCGTATCGCTTTCGGTATTCCGGCCGGTTATCCCTGTGGCGTAATTGATGATATTAGTAAGGCCGTTTACGTTGGTAATGATTTCGTTCAACGAACCGACAGGAACGGTCACGGGGCCGGGGACGCTGCCCAGGTATATGCCCAGGGCGCCCAAAGACAAGATTTCTATTTTTTCGTCATCGGTGAAGAAAACGAAAGGAGTAATGCCGGCCTTTGAATGAATGACCATTCCGTCATCGCCTGCGTCAACGGACGCATATACTCCCGGATATATCTCGTCTAAGGCGTGAAACAATCCGGCGCGGACGGCGGCCTCGTCATCTTCCTCATCCGCGGTATATTCAATAATCCTTCCGTCAACGCTGAACGAGTATGTATCGGCTTCCAGCTCAGCGATATTGAAAAGGAAACCAAGCAGGTTATCCTTGTTAATAACGACGCTTCTCTGCAACGCAAACTGGTTTCTGTTTGTAGTTCTGGCCAAATGCCCGGCAATAACGGACGTCCCCTCGTCACCCCACAGCGCGGCATAAACCCTTGTGGAGATAGCCCCAAGGCGGTATACGTTGACGAAAGCGGCAAGGCGGTCCAGGTACACGCCGCTTGCAGTGTCCACATCGCCGGCAAGCCATAAGCCTTCCAGCATTTCCCACATCTGCGCCATCTTTATGGCCTGGTTCGCTATATACGCGCCCTCAGGGCTGTCATTGCTGGTATCTATGTCGTTTCCAAACGCTTGACGGAAAAGTTCCCTTTCCTCCTCAAGAATTACCTGAAACGGTTTTGCTATAAATCCCTTGCTGGTTAAACCGTATTCCATTATTCCTTACCTCCCGGTATTGGCGTTTTGAAATTGTCTTTAATTTCCAAAATCTCACCGGCTTCCGTCTCCGCTACAAACTCGATATATAAAATCCGCGCGCCGGAATCTAATGACGAATAAAAATATGTAATTTTCTTAATTCCCTCGATTGCGGTTATTTTTGTTTTCAAGGCGTTCTCAAGCATTGCCCGGTGGGCCGTCTTTATATCGTCTTTTGGTATATAGGGAATGCCCAGCGACTCATCTAAAAACCATTCGCCTAAAAAAATCGAAATAACGGAACGTGCTTTATGAGCCAGAAAATCAAGGTTTGTTCTGGTAAAAATAAAGCGGTTATTTTCCCGGATGAACTTATTGCCCTGCGGCTGTAACGCCAAACTTTTCATGTTATGCCCCCGCTGCCGGCGCCGGAAACGAAAGGCGGCAGTAAATTAACAGTTATTTTTCCGGCTTTCAAATACGCGTCAATCGCCGCGGATAATACCTGCGCGTATAACGCATTTCCGCCTGCCAGCATTCCTATCATTGACTTAAAGCACGCCTTGAGGGGCGTTGATATAAGCGTTTTTGTCCCGGTAAACTTTCCTATAGCCGGCCCTGAAAAATCAAAGGTCGCCCCTGCAGGGGTAGTTACTTTTCCTTTCGATGTCGCCTGTACCGTATCGTCAGCCTTACAAGCGTTGTCAATATCGGTTGCCATGTGATCCGCTAAATCATCATCCCCATATTTTGCGTTAAAAGTTTTCAACAGGTCTTTTTCAAGCTGCCCCGCGTCTATTGTCATAGTCCCTTCGCTGTCGCCAGCGTATGCGCCGGCAGGGGCGGCGCCGGCGTCTATTGTGGCCGTTTTTCCGGCAAGGATATAAGTTTTTATAGACAGCGCCATTTTCTTGGCCTGGTACTCATCGCCGCCTTCCTCGATAGAGTTCATGGCCAGGAACGTAGCCAGTAAATCAGCCTGTAAGGTTAAAACTACTAAAGCCATCACGCCTCCAATAGCGCGGTTAAATCCGCGTCCGCCAAGCCGATGGCCGTTGATATTGCCGGATTCCAGTTATGCGTTGCCGGGCTTCCAAATGTGGTTGGCTGCGTTGTCTTTAGCGTATCAAGCAACGTGTGCCAAATCGTATACAGGCTTTTGCCGCCATTGTTCAGCGACGCCTTCGCGCCATTCAGTTTTATTGTCGTCTTACTGTTTTTAGCGGTGAGAACATCAGCGGTCATTTCGATTGAACATTTATCTGTTTTCGCAGTAACATGGTCATCTTCCATTATTACCTTTGCTTTTTTCTTATAAACCGTTTCTATCTTGTCATCTGTCATTAAGACTTGAGATATGAGTTCCCCGTCCGGCTTATCTTTATGGATTATCTGTAAACCTGTTTCTGTCGCCGGGATGGATTCCTGCGGCTGTAATCCAGGGACGGCATAACAATCCTGTAAATTAAAACGCCGCGGATCTTCGTCCTCGATACCGCTGCCGCCGTTGTCACGCCAAATATCAGTGCTTCTTTCTATGACGTGTACCGAAACTTCATCGCCTTTCTCAAGGGAAATATGGATTGTAAATTTTTTTGTACCTAAAAACTGGACGGGGATATCAGGTATTATGGGAAAATCGGCAAACGAACCGTCCGGCAGGCGGCGTTTCAATGACGGCTGTATATCCGCGCGCCTTGTTTTAGCATCGTATTTCTCCACTACACCCGGAAAACAAGTATGAACATCGGTCATCGAGTATTCAAAACTTTCGCGGAGCAGTTGTTTCAGATCATCCATTAAGCGACCTCCGCTTCAATGCTGATTTGAAAATCACCGGCCCAATTGTCCCCGGAATAAACCGCCTTATCGATAATAACCTCGCTGTTTAACGTAACGGATTCCACTTTGCAGGCGGCGCCGGGAAGCAGTTCCGGAAACAACATAGTTGAAAACTTCCATCTGTTGGTCGCTTCCGTTTTCTCGTCACCTTCGCCCGTCTTATCTGATACCGGCTGCGGCGTTGTAATTAAACCCGTCTCCGGAGTTAGCTTTAATCCGGTATTGTCCGCGGCTTCGCCTGGCTTTATGATGTAGAGCATTTCGTTCTGTATGGTATATGTAAGCCCGAACCTGTTAAGGACATTCCGCAATCCGTCCCCGGCCATGCCGATGTAGCAGTAACCGTGCGGATACGTTTCCCCTGAAGGGACGTTCTCCTGGCCTTTGAACGGCAAACCGATGGCGTCAAGATAAGCCTGGACTATGGTTGTGGCGTCCGTATCTTTGGCGTATGATATCGAAACCTGCCCCGACATCACCGCGGCCCTTCCGTCAAACACTTCCAGTTCGGTACAATAATCGTTGCCGTCCCGGTATCTGTGCCCTTTCAGCACGTCACCAAAGAAAATAGCGGACGTGTTTTCATCTTTATATCCGGCTTTCAGCGTTATATGGTTTCCGGCAACCGTTACTTTGTTTGAGTTTTCAAGCGACATATTGTATATCTGGATTTTGCTTTTATTCGGTTCGGANCTTTTTGTCTTTTCGATATTAAAAGCGATTTTNAGTTCCGTTATCTTNAAGCCTTCGCCGCCTTTGGGCCCCACAATTATTTCAATGTTTCTTAAAAACGCCACGCTACACCTCCACAAATTCCATATACGTCAAGGCATATCTGCTGCTGAGGTTGTTTCTCGTAACGACCGCGGTTTCCGGCCGCCCCTCGGTGTCAATAAGTACCAGTTCCCCTGGCGGAAGCCCAGGCGATGAAGCGCGGTATTTATTCAGCATCCTCACGTTCGGGATAAGCCTTAAACCGCCCAATAAAAGGTTCCCCGTTGTATCGCTTATGGCCAGCATCCATGCTTCCTGACGGGTGTTATAAGAAACGCGCAGGGAATAACGCCGCCCTGAAAGGTCAACACGGACCTCCCAGCGCGATCTGTTATCGGAGAAAATAGGTATTTCCCGGCTCTGTATTGTTTTCATTGCGGATACGGCACTCCCCATTTCTGCTGGTATTCTGCCGGCGTTGCCAACCCCATTTGAACGGACTGCCTCCATTCTTCTTTCATGCGGTTGCTCTGCTGGTTCGGCTGGTTCGTTCCGGCGACGCCCATGTTCCCTTCGCCGGCAGTCTGATCCCCTGACGGCCTGGAAGCGTTAACCGTGGTCGTTTCGCTTTTGACGATTTTGATTTGTTTCAATGACATTTCAAAGGGAAGATCCGCCCCTGTCTCCGCGCTTCTGTCAATGTCATAGGAAATAATTACCATGTTCGGGTATGTGTCCAGCCCGGTAACAACATCAACGGGCTGCTTTGCGGATTTCAGCCGCAGTAATTCAAAATGAGCGTCCCTTATCCGCGCTTTGGGATCCGGCACTTCGATATCCGCCTGCGTTTCCGGCAGCGGCCCTTCCCATACGGTAAACTCCGTCTTGCCTATGAACCCGGTGATTTGTATTTCCAGCGGCTCTTCTATAACATGGTCGGATATGTTGCTCCCTTCCTCGATGGGGATATCGGTTACGGAGTTTTTGAAGCTGTACGCTTCCCTGATGAAAGCGTCTATTACAAAACCGCCGATGCTTTTCGGCGCTATAGGATAGTTGAAAGTGATTTCAGGCATTATTTCCTCCTCACTTCCGGAGACGGTATAGTGCCTCTGGCGCCGCCGATGGCGCTGGCCAAACTGTCCTGGACGGCCCTGTCTACCTGTTGCGATATTGCGCGCGCCTGTTCCTGGGTTGTGCCCGGGGGAACAGTGACGTTTATATTGGAGCTCGCGTTAATTGTCTGCGATGAATTGCCGCCGTTATTGTTGTATACGTTTCTTGCCGCGGCCGATTCCATAGCGCTAGTCGTTATAGTTCCGGACGGGTTATTTCTTCCGGCGCCGGCGTTGTTATTCCTGCCGTTGCCGCCCGTGACAAGATCGGTCACTCCCTGGCCAATGCCGCTGAAAAACCCTTTGACCTTATCCCATCCGTCTTTTATGATGTTGATAAATCCAAAAAACTTTTCTTTTATATTTTCAAACAAATTAAGGAAAGCGTTTTTGATATAATCTATAGTTTCGGACGGCCCCGCTTTCATGGCTTCCCATAATCCCCTAAAGAATGACAGGAAACCTTGCCAGAGGTTTTTAATTCCGTCCACTACTGAAAAAGCCGCGGTCTTAATGCCGTTCCAGACGTTCTCAGCGATATTTTTTATGCCTTCCCATAAGCTGGAAAAAAATCCCGTTATGGTCTGCCATATTTCCTTTATTCGGTCTACAACCGACCTCACGCCGTTAACGATGCCATTCCAGGCCGTACTTGCCGCTTGCGCGATGCCTTGGAATACCTTTTTAACGGGAGCAAGTAATCTTTTCCACAAGTCAATTATGTATGTAACCAGTTTCTTGAATGACGTTTTAAGGTATGTAAATGTCGCTGCCGGCCCCTGCTTCAATGCCCCCCACAAACCGACAAAGAATTCTTTAATGCCATTTATAATAACTTTTATCTCGTCTATTACGGCGGTTATGATATTTTTTATTTTTATAAATACGTTTTTTACGCCGTCAGGCATTTTGTCCCAAACCTTGCCGGCAATGTCTTTAATTTTGCCCCATGTCTTGTCTACGGCGTTACGGAACTTCTCGTTGTGGTCATACATATATTTAAGACCCCCGGCCCAAGGGTTTACCATGCCAAGCGCGATAGATTTCCAGTTATTTTTTAAGAACCCTCCGGCTTTCGTTGCTCCGCTTTTAATGCCCTCCCACGCCTTGCTTGCTGTATTTTTTATCCCGTCCCATGCCTTACCGGCTACGTTTTTTACACCGTCCCAAACACCGGAAAAAAATTCTCCGATTTTGCCAAAGATATTTTTAATAAAATCTACGGCAGCACTAATCTTTTCAGTTATCCAGTCCCATACCTTTCCGGCTACCTCCTTTACTTTGTCCCAATTTTTTACCAGTAAAATAATAATTGCAATCAAAGCGGCGATTGCCATAATTATTATTCCAATGGGATTGGCTGTCATTGCGGCATTTAAGAGCCATTGGATTGCCGTCCAAATTTGCGTTGCCAATGTTGCTATTTTTTGCGCAACGGACACGGCAATTATGGCGATTTTGTTGGCGACCAAGACGGCCGTATTTTTTATTATGCCGGCAGTCATCTTGATCCAGTCCCAGGCGGCAGTGGCGGCCGATGCCACTTTAGTCGCCGCGGCATGGGCAAGGGTTGTTATTTTATTTATCTTCATCTGGGCATCAAGCATGAATAAAGCTAGACGGTTTCCCTCCGCAGCCGCTCTCATTACGGACATAGTTCCGGTAAGCAGCCCGTAGGCGGTTTGCAAAGCCTTTACGCCTGCTATAGCCCCCTTCCCAATGGCGACAGCCCCTTTCCCGATGGCTATAGCGGTATTGACGCCCTTAATCGCCGCGGCAACGCCCAGTATCGGCCCTATAAGTTTTCCGACAAACTGCCCCAGTTTTCCGAATAACGGCGTAAGCCCGTCCACAATGGGGATTAAGCGTTCAATCATTCTGGACAAAAAGCCGAACACTTTTTGAATAATGGGTTTTAACGCTTCAAGAACCGGCTGTACAAACGCACGTAACGGCTTGAACGCCACAAGAATAAGCTGCGCCAAATTCATCAGGAAAGGCCACGCGCTTTGTATGACGCTTTTGAAAAACCCGAACACGTCCTGAAAAATGCCTTTGAGCGCCGTAAAAGAACCGCCGTATTTGTTCATCCTCATATTAAGGACTTCAAAGAATATGATTACCTGGGCGATGACATGAATGAGGTAATTAAAGGCCTTCGCACCGAAATCTACCAGCCCCGTTTTGCCAAGTTTTATTAAATCAGTGACGTAACTTATTAAGTTCGCAAGCGCGGGGGCTACCGTCTTTCCTATGGCTTCACCTATACCGCTTATAAGGCTTTTAATAATTTTCAGCGAACCGCCAAGCGTCATTGCCTGGTTGGCGGCGTTCATGTAGAAGCGGCCGCCTTCCTTTGTGGCGCCGGCCATCGCCTTAGTCAAATCATTAAACCCTATTTTACCCGCGGCGATGTCTTTATTAAGCTGCCCTACGGAGATGCCCAGCCCCTGCGCCATGTCATTAAGGCCGAACCCGGCATTGGTAAGCTGCTTTAACGTCCTTTCGTTTACTTTTCCAGTCGTGGCCACATTGGTCAGGATGCCGCTTAACGCGCTAAAGTTTTCAGCGGACCCGTTCGCAACGTCCCCCAGGACGTCTATCATTCTGGAAGTATCCTGCGCCCCCATGCCTACGGTACGGAGCTGTTTGTACGCGTTGACAAGCGTCCCCGTTCCGAACAGGGCGTCAGAAGTTTTGTCCCGGAGATCTTCAAGGGCGGCCGCGGCGTCAGTGGCGTTTCCCGTGAACGCCTGTATCTGCGTCCGGTACTTTTCCATCTCCACAGTCGCCTCGATTATGTTCTTGCTGATCCAGCCAACGCCAACGGCAACGGCGGCCGCGGCGATCTTCCATGCGGTGCTTACTCCGCGGGCCGCGGTCGCCAGGCCGTTGCTTTTCTGTTTTGTGGAATCGATCTGTTTGTCGTATTGCTTTAGCGGCGCGTCTTTGAGTTCAAATCCTAATAATGTTACAAGCTCTCTGACAACCACTATTTTCCCCCGGGCTTATTAAGCCTTTCCAGTTCCTTTTCATCGATATTGTTTTTTGCAACGTCAACGGCGTCGTACATATCCAAAACGGCGTTAGCTTCCATGACATCCGCATACGTCCATTCATTACGAATCTCATTTAACGGTGTTCCTGTAAGTTTCCAGATACGCCAAATCGGGCCTTCATCTTCTATTTCAGGCGCTAATCTTCCGACGTCTCCGATGCTGTTGATCCGCTTTCTGACCCTTTCTCTCCCTTCTCTGAGGTTGCTGTTTCCAGTATTTTCTTCCCAATACCGGAAATCTTTCCGAAAAAATCAGGGTAGTTTGCCTCCAGAACCAAGAGCAAAACGGGATATACGGAGAAAATATGCTGGTTGAAAACAATATCCATTGTCGTTTCAAAATGTTCATCAGCAAACGCAAACTGCTTCTTGTCTTTGTGGGCTACGACATTGCGGAGCATTCTTTGAAGAAACGCTATAAATTCGTCTTCGCTAAGCTGCTCCATGAGGGTTTCAATGGCATTTGCCATTTTATCGCCGTCAAGTTTAATGTCTCCTATTTTATCTTTGATATCCCCGATTTTTCCGCTTATCGGAGGGACGCCTTCAATCGTCCCTATGATTTGCCCTATTGTCGGCCCGAATTTTTTCATCAGGTACGCCTTGAGCCTGAACGCTTCAACGGCCGGAAATGCCGTAGCGACGAATTTCACGCCGTCAATAGTTTTTTCTTTCTGCTTATTCATGGTCCCATCCTCCACGATATAAAATAATTTTAACGGGGGATTTCTCCCCCGTTAACCGCTACATTAAAACGCCGCCCTTGTTTTCGGTGCTGATCTGNCCGGTGTCAAACGTCCAGACCCTGTCGGTGTTCTCCTGGCCATAGCCCCATGTCGGATCTCCGCGTATCCACGCCTGGGGCCAGAACGCGATTGTACCGCCGTTAAGGTCGGTGATTGTTAAAGGCATCATCGCCCTGCCCGTGAGTTTGTCGGTGTTCCTGATTGTGGAGAGAACCTGGTTTGACAAGCTGGACTGCAGAACCGTAAGGGTAACCTGGCTCGTATTGTCCGCGCTCGTCGAACGGATTACTTCGCCGTCAGCTCCTACGGTTTTTTTGTAACCGTCAGCGTCATTCGGGGCGATTTCGACAAAAGTGCCGGCAGCGTAACCGCCCATGATGTTACCGCCAAAATTGACTACGACTTCTTTCGGATTATAAGTTCCGACCAATGGACTTGCTGGCATAGTTTATATCCTCCCTACTACAGCTTTACCACGCCGTTTACTACGGTCGCATGAATAGCGCCGGAAAGTGTGGCAGTAAAATTGATATCCGGGAGAAGCCGTTTCCCCTTCTCGGTGATGGGGACATCGGCGGCATCCGGAAATGTTATATCAAAGTCCGCGAGTATTTCGCGCCTTACGCCTTCATCCAGGGCCTGGCGGAGCTGCCCGACAATAATCTGTATGCCGGCATTCGTGAACGGAACTTTGTCCAGTTGTACCAGTTTGACAAAAATCAAATTCTGTATNCGGGCTTCCAGCCAGTCGCAGCCGTGTATCACATCGATGAATTCACCCGCGGCGGTTTTGCCCTCAAACGTCATCGGCACGTCGGCGACACTGAGGTATACGGAAGCGTTTTTGTTTTGCGAGGTAGTGAACTCCCCTTCGGTCAAGTCATAAGTGGGGACGGCCTGGAAGTTTTTGAATTTCCATGACGCGCTGCCCGGGTGTTTGGTGAGCATTTTACCAAAGTAGGCGGCTTCCGGGATCGGATCGATCTGCTTGACTTTGCCTACTTCATCAAGGCCGCAGTCGGGATGATAGAACGTAACAACGCGGTCAAGGTTGTTAAGTTTCGCCCATGCCGCAATGTCGCCTGTCTCCTCTTTGACAACGGTAGGATCGCCCGTGCCCAAGATACAAAGTTTTTTATTCCCCTGTACCCATTGCGCGACCTGCTGCTGGTCGATCATCTCCCTCGCGCTCGTGCTGACCGCATAGAAAACGTCGTTTTTTATTTTGATAGCGGTAAGCGCGTCCGCCCATGAAGCGTCAGAGGCAAGCTTAATGCCGACCCATGCGCGCCCGATGTGGGGGGATTGTGAAAATTGTTTCATAACAGCCCTGTAGACAAACGAATCGGAGGTAAATCCCGCCCCCAAAACTTCCTCTGGACTGCCGAAAACCCGAATCCGGTTGTCTGCGTTAAACACCGGAGTAATGCCGGTAGGATCAAACGCGTCAACGATGAGATGTTCCGAAAAACTTTTCATCGATGGCACGGTTGTCTGCCGTGTGATCGTCACATTTACGATCTTGCTTAAAAAGTCAGCCATTTACTTCCTCCGTCTTTGGCATTGTTATATCAATGTCCCCAATGGGTGTTTCGCTCGACATCCTTANGCCGCCGATCCATCCAGGAACATCCGTCACAACCCTAATGAACGTAACAACGAAATCAAAAAANGCGCTGTTTTCAATCTCGTTGCTTTTAGGCGCCGGCGTTTCCATAACGTCCAGCACCTGCGGAATTACCAACCCCGCTTTATACAACATGGCGGCGTATTTATCTTTGTATACGGACGCCTTAATTGTTTCCAATAAATCAATAGCGCCTTCGCCATAGCCGTACATGGTCATGGCCTTGCGCACAAACTGGCGGATTTCCTGCACTCCGTCATCTTCCTGCCCTTTCGTCTCTACTGATCCGTAATCGGGCATACCCGGCGTCTGGCTTCCGGTAAACTCAATCGAAATGAAAGGCGGCACCGGCCTTGGCCCGTTCTCGTTCCGCCATACAACCGGGTCATTCCTTCCAGTTTCAGCCACAACGGCAGCAGCCCAGTCATACAACGAATCTTTCAAATACTGCCGTTCATCGATCACGTTTTCCCTTCCTTTGCCCTTACCGCGACCAATTCCCAATGAGGGATAATGCCGCATTTCCATGGCCTGACAATCAGGACCTCGTAATTTCTGCCTTCCCAAACAATGATGTCGCCGCTTTGCTGTAGTTCCGGCTCTGCCGGGATAAACTTCAAATTGGCGGGGGCAAATACGGTGATAGTTTCGCTGTTGCGCTTCCCTTCCGGAAGCAGTTCCATAACCTTGCCCGACGCCGGCTGCGCCGTACCCTTGAACGGGATATCCTTCGCCGCCCCTTCCTTCCATTGCCCCTTAACGTAAACGCCCGGTTCGCGGGTTTTCTGGACCAAGTCCATCGTTCTAAACACGCTCATTTCTTTATCACTTCGTACCTGACGCTGTTCCGCATTGTTCCGGTGTCGATAAGCGGCCGGCTGCTTCCTTTCTGCTTTACGGTAGATTCGGAGTTAGGTGTAAACGCGCCCGATATGATGTACCTCTTAATTCCGTCCTGGGCAAACTGCCCAAGCCTTTTAATCGCGGTACTTGCAGTTAACCTGCCCCCCGCTACCAGATCATAAAGTTTGTCAATGGTCTGCTTTATCTCCTCCCCGTGGTTTTCAACCCAGCCGCGGATAAAAGGCCGCGGCGGTATCCGCCATTTCTTTTTTTTGCCCGGAACCCCGAACTCGTTCCAGGCCGCGTAATCGGCGATAGAAACACCGTCAACATTTCCGGAACCTTCAACTATCCCGGCTTTCACGCCCATGTGTTTGAAGGCCTCTATTTCTTTCCGGATGGAATCCATCCCGAAATCGGTGTCCTTTACGCCTTTGCTCATTTCTTCGGGGCTTCCCCTTCGATTACCAGCGCTTTCTTCGCGATGAGTTCCTTGCCCCAGGGATCGGCGGTGATCTTTTTTACATCCTCAGGCGATAATTCGCCGCCCTTCGGATTTATTTTCACGCCGCCAACGGTTTGCGCCTGGCTTACCTTTGTCGAATATTTCATATCAATCCTCCAAATCGATTTACGCCCATTTTCGGCCTGCCTTTTTTCAGCGTCATGAGCATTTTTCCGTACTTCGTATTTGCCAAATCGGTTTCGTGTGCCGCGCTTTGCGCGAATGAAACTGATATACCGCCCTCCGACATCGAGGTTATCGGGGCGCCCCCTCCCAGTTGCTGTAATGAATCAACGGTGCCGGAACTGCCCCCTTCAAACAGGGTGAATAAATGCGCCGCCGTGTAAGCGAGTGCCTGGTTATATACAACGCCAAAAAAGTCCCGGCTCGTAATCTCTACCGCCATTCCGAGGTAAACCTGCAGGGATGGACTGCCGGATAACTCCGGGCAGATGGTTTTGATTATTTGCTCGGGACTCATAGACATGGTTACTTCGCCTCGGCTGCTTTAATGGCGGCGATGATTTCCGCCTTGTTGCCCGAAACGGTGATGTTCTTTTCGGCGGCATAAGTTTTCAGCTCTTCGACCGTCATGTCGTCAAGGTTTTTCCCGCCGTCCCCCGATTCGGAGTTTTCGTCATCGTCACCTGCAAGGCCGGGAATAAACTTCGGAATATCAATCTTGAGTTCCTTCATTTTTTCCACAATGGCCAGGCGGATTTCGTCCCGGGTTTCTTCCTTGTGCCATTTGGCAAGCGTATCGGGGTTGACGCATTCGCCTACCAGAATGATGGCGTCCTTCGCCGGCATATTTTTCAGGTTATGCGCTTTTCCGCCGCTGGGGTTGGTTTTNCTCTTTGCGACTTCTTTCTCGATAACGGATATGTCGCCGTTTTTGATTTCACGCGAAAGGTGAAGCTTCATAACTTCCCATTCGTTATCCGTAACCTCGTTTACGCCCGGCAGCAACTGTACCTGGGGGCGGTCGATCTTGAGCTTCTTTGTTTCCGGCGTGGTCGGAATAAGGGGAACACATTTAATGTGCTCGTGTTTTGGTTTGTACCTTAAAAGCATTTTTGCATCCATCCTACAAAAAGAGTTACCCCCTCCATACAGAGGGGGCTTGGGTCGGTTTTATACCCCGTCCGCATACGCGATGGTCATCGGATAATACACGATGACGCCGGCAGTGCGGCTGTGGCAGGGAATAGAAAACTCCATCCCTTCCTGAACGGGATCAAACTGCTCAAAGGGCTGCGGCAATTCCAGCGTCAATTGTTCCTCGGTGAACTTGCCGACCATTACGCGGTCCGTTTTCCCTTCGCCGATTCCCGACAGTTCCGTCAGCCACTCGATCCGTTTGATTGTCGGGTTGTTTTTCAAGATGTACTGGAGCAGCGTGGTTTCATTGTCGCCCAGGCGCTTGTTGGCCAGGAAGTTGTACGCCTGCATGGGCAGGAATATGGTGTCCGGGACCTCGCGGCCGAATGTGGGGATCATAACGGCGTCTGTGAGGATATTGAAATCCCGCAGAACCTGATCCTCGGTCTTATCCCTGAACCTGGTAGAACCGCCAACGCCGTCTGCCGGCAGTGTCGTCTCGGTTATGCCGGGATATTTCAAAAGCCCGGGGACCTTGTGTTCGGGATCGCCGCGGAAAGCGATGTCGTTCACCTTCTCGTCATTGGCGCGCCTTGCGGTAGCGGCACGGCGCGAATCAAGGTTTGATCCGGGAACCATCGCGGCGGTACGGATTTCCATGATGTTGTAGCCGTAGCTCGTACCAACGCTGTGGACGTTGACCGATTCCTCAACGCCGTAGACGTCCACACGGGGGAAATCATGCGCGTAATCGGAAATGATTTTCGCAAAGCCCACGCCTGTAAAGCGCCGATAGGTTATGACGCGCGCGCCGGGGCCGGCGTCCGTATTTATCGGNATGTACAGCAAGGCTTTCAGCTCTTTAGGTTTGGCGTCATAAGTCTTTGACTTNATGTGCTCTACCTCTCTGGCAAAGAAAATGGATTCCCCTTTGTCTAACCGCATGGGGTCTTTACCGCTTTGGTGAATTTTGGTGATTGCCATTTTTTACTCCTTATTTCATGCCCCTGACTTCAATCAGGGCCAGATTTCCGCTGATACGGTCGCTTCTGAAGAAGCAGCCGCAATCAAAGTTGCCCGCGGCAACGTCCGTAAACTTCCCGGCGTCATCTCCGGACATAATGACATATGCCGGCTTCTTGTCATCGGGGTTTGCCGCGTCTGCGACCGGGACAAAGATTTTTCCCCTTGCCATAACGCTTACGGATACGCCATGCGGATAATATCCGACTTTTTCCGCGTACCCCAACTGCGCGAACCTGGCAACGCCCATAAACCTCATCGCGCTGTATGCGGATGAGGAGAAAGTGGGCCGTGTGGCGCCGCCAGTTACAACCACGGAGGCCGTAATACTGACGCCGGGTCCCTGCAGGACAAAAGCGAGAGGGGAACCTTCGAGGAAAAACGCGTCAATGCCCAGGGCGCGTATTTCGACGCTCCTGTCAATTTCATTGACAATTTTTCTGATTGTGTTTTCCGACGTGTCCTCAAAAGTAATTCCGCTGATTGTGATTCCGTTGACGGTAACCGCGATGACGTTACCCGTAACCAGCGCCGCGGAGGCGGTAAGTATGACCGCGCTCAGGCGGGCGCGGTAACCGACTTTCTCATCGCCGACCATGCCGAACACGGGATCGCCGGGATAAATGTTTTCGCCGGCAGCCAGGGATTCGGTTTCGTCATGAATACCGTACTTCAATCCGGGAAGGGCGCCGTCAATGTTATCGTATATGTTCATAACTATTTCGCCTCCGTTTTCTCGCCCCGGCTCTGGGCAAGCATGCGGTCAATCATCTTCTGCCGTGAGGAAGACGAATCGTTGCGATCCGCTTTCTCTACCGCGGGCAAACCGCTTCCCGCGCCGGCCAGCACCTCGCGGCTCTCTCCGTCCGCCAGGGAATCCAGGTCCTCAACAGCGGCGTCGAACCGGGCGGCGATGTAGACTTCATCCTTGCCGTCAAGTTTTACGTTCGGATAAACCGCCGCGATAACCGCTTTCTTAATGTCGATGTCGGCCATGTCCTCTTTGACCTCGACGCCCGCCCTGCCGGCGGCGTCAATCAACATCAGCTTGGCGTTGACCGCTTCTTTGATCTTTTTGGGATCAGCGGCCGCGTCCTTCGCTTCCTTGAGTTCTTTCTCCGCTTTGTCCGCGCGATCTTTCATGGCGTCCCTTTCCCCCTCAAGGGTAGAAACCGCCTTTGAATGATCGGTTTTCAACTGCGTGAGATCCGTTTCGGCTTTGTCGGCGCGGTTCTTTTGCTCCTGATACGCAACAACGAGTCTTTCCTCGCCTTCGTATTCAACGCCGTCCAGTTTGATCTTCTTCATTCCCATAGTCTGATCCTCCGGGTTGGTTTTTGGGCTTGCGCCCGTATATATCTGGACAGCATCGTCCGCGCCGTCCATGCGAATCCTTGCAGCGTCCCCGGCCCTCGCTCTGTCCACTATTGCGCAGTGGTTGTAACGAATGTTCCTTTGGATGCCGTCATAGGCGATACCGCACCAAGTCGCGCCGGCCTCTGCCGGCTCATAATCGCAGGTGTAGCCCATGGAGAGGGCTCTTTTCCCCGATTCAATATCCGCTATGGCCGCAGCGTCAGTGATTGTCATGTCGATTGCGACATGGAAACCGTCCGAACCGTCATAGCCGCGGCCTTCAATTTCGGAGCTGTGTGTCGAACCCCATCCGTCAATGTAACTGGACGGATTGTTCCCCAGGCTGCCCACTTGATATTCTTTAATGTTTTCAGCAGTGACCTTTTCATTCGGGTGATCGTTTGTTATGGGCTTGAGCTTCATCGATTCAAGGCAGTCCCTTAAAAACACTTCTTCGGGGATACGCAGTTCCCGGGTAACCGTGTTATCAGCATTAAGGTATGAAAAAACGCCCACGCTGGTAACAATCGCCCGACCGATTAAAAAACCTTCATCGGTTTTCTTGAACGGCGTGGTCATCCATTTGCCGGGATCAACGCTGTCAATTCGGTTTACCTTTTTCATCTCTGCCATTCGTCACTCCGTATTGGCCGGAAAATAAAAAAAGCCAGCAGANATTGAAGGAGGATAGAATCCTNGCCCAATTTCTGCTGGCTCCGCTTTTCGGTCTGCCAAAATATATTGTCTACTCTGGTTATAAACCCATAGTCATAGATCTGTCAAGTATTATTTTTCAAATTTTATCTTTTAGGAATCTTGGGAAGCCGCCCGGGACGGTAGGGATGCTTTCCCTGTACCGTTCCCTCTTTTCCGTGATAATGTCCACAACCTTCGCGTTTTCCTGCCCTGATATCGAAATGGTGATTTTCCCGTAATCGATATCCTGGGCCGCTAAAACAACCTCGTCAACGAGTTCCTTCGTAAAATCCATTATACATACCCTCCCAAACCTCCATTTAGAAAAAGATATGTTCGCGCCCCTACTGGGCTTTGTTTACCTCTTTTAATTGTTCCGGCGTCATCGGGCTGTCGGAACGCACAACGATTCCGCTGTCTTTCATGACAAAAAACTGAATCGCGTAATCCAAATCCAGCGGCACTTTGGTCGAATGCGGATACACGACAAAACTATAGCATTCCGGCGTTTCGCTGTAAATATCGCCGATCTGGAAGCTCCATGTTTCATTAGTATGGGCATTTGTCCATGACGCGACGAGATGGCTGTTTTTCAGCGTTTCATAGGCTTTTTCTTTGGTCATCGTATTGTCCATATATAGTATATCGGCAGAATCCATACGGTCAACCTTCCTCTTTGCGTCATAGGCGGTGACTACTTTTGTAAAATCTACCTTGGGATTGAGGATGGCGTCGTCTATCCTGAAAAAATGCAAATCCATCTTGCCGTCTTTTTCATTTACGCGGATCCTGTCCAAATAACTTTCAACTGTGGGGCCCGAACTGTTAATTTGGGGGTCAATAAACTTTATGCCGTTATTCATCCTTTCGGCTATATAGATATGGCCGTATTCGCCGCTGTCATCGGAGAATTTCTGGAAAACGGCGAACCGCGCCCCGTCCCCGAACCTCATAAGCCTTGAAACAAGCTGATCCCTGCCTTCCGGCGCCCTTTCCATCCTGCGGCTGACAAAACACTCATAACCGTTTTTTATCGGATCGTTTTTCCTGTTTAACGGGGCCGGCATCGCGGTAACCGTATACCCGCGCCTTTGGAGCTCATACGCGACTACGCTCCTCTGGCAATTGTTTTTATAGCCGGGGGTTTTGTAATCGTTGTGTATATTCGCGTTTCGTTTTGACGAGATCCAGCCATTCGCGTCTTCCTGTGTTATGCCTAACTGCGTTTCTATCAGCGGCGACCTTAATCCGCGTTCTGGCGGATCTTCCGTTTCGGACGTGTCGCTTCCGGAAGGTTCGGCGTCGGAGGCGCCGGCGACGTACCCTTCCATTTCGTCTATTTCCCGGTCCACCTCATCGATTAGCTCATCCCAGTATGACAGCGCGGTACACCGGCATTGGATGTCCTGCCCTGGGTGTTCCTGCGCCCAGTCTGCCGGCCGCGGCTTCCATGTTTTCCCGCCGTCATCAGAATAAACCGTTGGATCGTCCCATCGGCAGATCACGCCTTCCAGATCCGCATGGGAATCGCGCACCCTTTCATCCGCGACCGTTGACCATTCGTACATTTCAAGGCCTACCGCCTGCATGCGCGCCTGTGTAATCTGGCCGTTAAGCTTTCCTATCTGATCCCTGGCGATGAGGTTTACCCGGGAGGCTTCTATTTTTTTATTTATTTTGTGAATGGCCTTTGCAAGCTGCCCCGGAGACAATCCGTTGATGATCGCTTTTTCCGCGGCGCGGTTTACCTGTTTTATGTAATCCCTGCTTACGTCCTGGATGAGCATATAATTTTCTTCCTGCCAGGCTTCCTTCATTCCAGGCCACCAGCTCTCATATACCGGGAACTCCACGCCCAGTTCCGCTTTGGCCGCCTTATTCCATTGTTCGCTGTTGAAATTGGCCAATGAATTAGCGATGTTCCCCAGCCCCATAAAAACTATCGGCGGAGCATCCCGCGTTCCGCTTTCCTTAATCGGCGGCAAATAAGTCGAATACCAGCCGTTAAGGGATCGCACCATGCGGCGGTATGAACCGCCCGGTATTTCATCCTGTCTCATAAGGGCGGCGGAGTCGCCGCGGAGAATCGCCTCGGAATTATTTTTAATATAAGTATTGACATAATCCTGCATGGGCTTGATCCACGCGCGGATCGCTTTCGCGTAATGCTTTTCGGTAGCCCAGGGGTACAACCAGCGCGTTCTTTTCCGGGGCTTCCCTCTGGCGGCCCTTCCCATTTTTACGCGTCTGGCAAACAGGGCGGCTTTAAGCCCTATACGTCCGGAAGTAGATATCATCTTTTCTAAATAATTCCTTTATTGTTTTTTTCATTCCTCTTGGCTAGTAAAGTTTGAGAGATTTTGAATCTTGTTTCCTCCGACAGCGGCCCCCTTTTCTTATAAGGCGCTTTTCTGTTATAAGGGCGCTTTTCAACATCGACGGGTACAGGTTCCCTGAACGAAATGTTTTTTTTATTCCCGTATGCCATTTCGTTTAAGTTTCCCCACTTCACAATGCCGAATGTAAGGGGCTCGTAACCCCTTAATAAAGGTTTACGCTTTTCTAAAATCAATTCCGCCATATTCAATCTACCTTCCACAACAATGTTTATATTTTTTGCCGCTTCCACACAGGCAGTATTCGTTGCGCCCCTGTTTTGTTTCAGAACGTGTCGCAGGGACGGGGAGTATTTTGCCGCCGTCATATAACCAGCGGCCTTCATGTTTTTTGAAATAAGCCATTTCATGATGGACGTTGTTAAGCCGCCCCTGTTCGTAAAAGGCCTTGAATCCAACCCGGCCGGCATCTTCGCTAATAATTTCAGAAAGAATTATCTCAAGCCCCGTCCATTTTGAAGTCTCGCTCCATTTTTTTATGCTGTCTCGGTCGATGGTTTCCTTATCCCCAAAGCAGGTGTCAACAATGTAATCGATTTCGTGTAACACATAGGCGGTGTAGCGGCTTCGCATAAGGGCTTCCGGGGTAGGCGCTATTTCTTTGCCGCTGATATACGGCTTGCAACACTTTGAATATAATTTGCCTGAACCGCAAGGGCATTTCTCAAACATTTATTCCCCCTCTTTTTGTTTTTTCTTCAGCTCTTCCAATTCTTCCTGTTCCTCTTCGGACAGTTCCTCTTTTTCTTCAAGTTCCGCTATGCGGTCCTCGGTTGACGGTTCGTCATCAGCCCCTTCCGGATTTTCTTCCTGGCCTTCCTGCGGCTCTTTAACCTCGGGCAGCGTTTTCACTTCCGGTATTAAATCTTCCGGAACGGGTATCTTATCGAGGGTGTCGCCGAATTGAAGGTAACGCGCCTCATACGGCTCCATAATTCCGGCGTTGATATAGGCCTGGTATGTGCTGGCTTTTACCTGCTCTTTGTCCGCTTCCAGTTTGTCCACTTCCGCCTGCTCTTTGGGGGAGAGCTGCTGTAGCGGCTTCCAGATGACGTAAGGCTCGGGCTTGTTTTTCCATTCTGAAATTATCCGCACCAGGCGCAGTAAAATCGGCGCCGCTTCCTTGCTCTGTTTGGACCGAACCTTGTCATAATAATTTCTCATGTCTGATTCCCCGGTAGAGTTCATTCCGGCCGGGGACACGCCGAACAGCCGCGTTATGGGGATTTGCGTACACGATGACACCAGCATGAATATGACGTGCAATACTTCCGGAACGCCGGCAAAGCTCACGTTCTCCCTGATGAAATCATCTTCCTTGTCAAAATACATGGAATGGAAAACGCTTTTTGTTAAGTCCATAACCTCGACACGTTTCATCATCAGGCTTTTTCCATCGGGCTGGCTGAGGATGTCCGCAAGGTCGCTCAGTTTGTATTTGCCCACGCTGAATTCGTCTAACAGGTGACTCACGCTCGCTATTGAACTGCCCACTTTCCGCAGTTTGTCCTCTACGTTCTGCAAAACGCTTACGCCCCAGTACCGCTGTTCCTTGCCGTACCGTGTGGCGCCGTCAGGTATCGGATCGCCGTGTATTTCAATCACCCTGGAATAATGCACGTCCTTTGATTCTTCGCTGCCAAAACTGCTGATAAACTTTATTGAATAATATTCAGGCAGGCCGTACCGGGGCAGCGTGGGATCAATCTGAAACTTAATTTTTGAAAACTCGATATCGGATCTGTCGATAACTTTCAGATATTCGATATTTCTTATTTTTTTGGGGTTTAACGGCAGGCTTAAATCCTTGCCGTCCAGCGCCCCGATGAGGATAGCCGCCCCGCCGTACAGGCGCGCCCAATAAAAGGCCTCGGTTATCTTTGAAATGGCGTCTATATTTTCAAGGACCGCATTATACTCATCCGTCAGCTCTTCTGATTCGATTTCGTCATCATCGGGGAAATCGTATTCCCATCCTTCCCGGAACATGTCATCGGGTATCGCCTTGACAATGTTCGTGCCCAGGCCGTCATCGACAAAGATATCCTCAAGCTCTTCATCGGTCATTATTCCCGACATCCGCGCCCTGGTATGCCTCTGCTTATCCGCGGCCGTGCCCAAACCGGAAACGAGGTTCTGCCAGCCGTCCGCTTTTAATTGCCGCCTAACTTTAACGGCCTGCACTCTTGCCGCTACCGAATCCGCCGAAACATTAGCCCTCATGGTTTTTTCCCCTCTTGTAAATATCTGAATTAAAATACTCGTCCGCTAGGATTTCGTATTCCTTAACATCATACAATTTATTGTCAATTAACCTTGTTTCCTGTTTTTTGATTCCGACTATCCTGCCGTTGTAGCGTTTTATCAGCCTGTCGTATGTTTTTTCTATGGGGTTTCCGATAGCGACACAAAAGTTAATTTTATTAAATCCGTATTTTTGAAAAACATCTTTAATGGCGGTTAAAACATCATTGCCAAAAATGAAATTATGCTTTGATTGCTTGCCCCCGAAATGGATTATATGTAACCCCCAAACGCTATTCTCCGCCCTCTTGATTTGATACGCGATCATCCCTAAAATCTCGCTGTCATGTAATGATACAAAATGGTTTGCGTTGTATGTGTCATCAGGCAATTTAAGCGTCTCGCGGTACGGCATAAATTGTTCATACTGGTAAAACGGATCAAAAGCGGTGTTATAAAATAATTGTTTTAATTGTTCCTCATACTTTTTCGCATATTCTAACATGGCATCCCCTCTACCATTCATACTTCGACCTGGACGCAGATCCGCCTTTCGTAAACGCTTCCCGCAATAATGAAGCCGCGCTGTCCGGGGCGTCATCAGGCGTTGACCCCTCTTTGTAATCCGTTACCTGCAACATATACTCATCGTCAGACTCCGGCGCCCATTCAATGTAATTCCAGAACTTATACAGGTTCGTACTAATTTTGAGATGTTTGTTCTGGGACTCACTATAAGATTTAACGCGTAAACCCATCGCCGTCAAGTCCTTTCCGCTCATCCCCTTATCGGCGTTTGATTCAACATACAATGTTTTTACCCGGTACTGGTTACAATAACTTTTAATCTGGTTGTACCAGTCCTTGACGTGCCCCGCGTATGCGAACCCTATGGCCTGGTAAACCGTGCTATCACCGCTTCCCCTCAAGGGAACGATTATTGTCAGGGCGTTGTAGTGGCTGCCGTCAAAAGCGGTATCAAGATGGGCTATCGCTTCCCTCTTTGAAAAATCCCAGCCTTTTGAATAAATAGGATCCGAAAACAGCAGGGATTCGTCTTTTCCGATTTCCAATTCGTAATTTATGGCGTAGAGGAACGGGGTTGTGGTTTCTTTTTTTCTTGTGGCCTCTTCCTTGCTTAAAATCCTGTACGTTTTACCGCCGATCTTGAATACGTTGAATCTGCTCTGGGCATATTTCGCAACATCGCAAAAAGCGTTAATCTCCCCCCATGCGTCCTCTCGATGCCAGGGCGTCCCGATCCATGTGCTGCCCTTNCCGGGATCAATAATGTTTGTCGCTATTTCATGCACCATTTCTTTGGTGCGTTCCCTCTCCGCGCGGCTTAATTTNTCCTTGACGGTGATGATGTCATCGGTAAGCACCTTGTCAAAGTGGGCGCCGGTTAACGCGCCGTCAATTCCCAANGGNGTNATGTTCCCTTCCGGAGTAAGCGTCTTTTTGAAATTCCAATGGTAGCGGCCGTCACGCTGCCGGACGATTTTAGGGTATGCCCCATGCGCGTACCTGAATAATTCTTTTATCTCCGGCAGCTCCATGGCCGTGGCGATGGTGTTTGTATATTCCTTCGCTGCGCTGGCGTTCTTGCGGATTATTCCTATACGGTCATCGGGATGAAAAAGCATCCAGCGGATACAGCCGATGAGCAATACGGACGTGCTTTTATAACTGCCCCGGAAAGCCTGTAACGCCCGGGGTTCGTCACTGTCCCAGCAATACTTGATCCATTCGCTGTGTATCGGGTTTAATTTATCGCGGCCTATCAGCCATCCCAGTTTATGGGGTTCGTCAGCGACAATCTGCAGGAAAGCGTCGGAGCAGAGCTGCTGTTTCCAGCTACCCCTTGCCTCATCCTTCATTCTTCCCCTTTTTTAACGTGCCTTTTTTCGTGACTATTTTCGGCTGTATTTTTGCCGATTTCTTTTTTGTGTCGCCAAAAATCCTGTCAAGCCGATCTTTTGCGGTGTCGGGTATGCTGTTGGTAAATTCATGCTTATTGTTATTGTTGACGGTTTCCCTCCAGTTGCAATGCGCCTTCATGTAGAAAATCATCATGGAAGGGTTCGCCTTGCCCAATTCGACGGCTTCCTCTTCTTTGTCCTTTTCGTTCGCGCCTTTTTTCTGCCCTGTTTTTGATTTCGGGGCCGGCTTTTTCGGAGGGTTCAAAGGTATGCCCATCATCACCTTTTTGTAGGCTCTTGCCCAAAAAGCGATAAAAGCCGATTTTCCTTTTTTATAAGCGTCCGAAAAATCCGGGTAGTCTTTTGTCCAGTTAAAAAAGGTGTCCCTGGCAATGCCGATTTCGGCGCACACTTCTTCAACGATGTAGCCTTTTGACATACAGGTTATGACGGTTTCGCACATGGAAACGTCATATTTCGACGGTCTGCCCTTTGGCAGATAATCTGCCGGGTCTTTTTTTGGAGTAGCCATATTTTTCTTGCCTCGTAAAGCGATTATACACTGATTTTATGGAATAGCAAGCGTATTACGTTTTTTAACTTTTATGGGCAGGGACTATTTCCATAACCACATAACATTTTGTCCTTTCCTGTACCTCCTGCTCATTTAACCCCATACTCTGCAGGTAGGATTTATAAGCTTCCAATTCATGACGCTGTACTAATTGAAGAGGGTTATCAGTTCCCATAATTACTCCTTTTCAGTTTTTTTCGGCCAATAATTGAAAAAACTTGTTTTGCAATAAGGTTTCGTATTTCTCTCGAATACGCTTTTTCTTTGCGTTTTTATAATAAAAATACCACTTTGGGTTTTCAGCAGAGGCCGCCAATAGCATACAGTCATAAATAGGCCTTATGACATTCTTCAAAACAACATTAAAAGCGTCTTTAATTTCATCAAAACATTTAACATACGCTTTTGCTATTGATCCCCAATCGTATCCCATGAGAAAATCATACTACCTGTTATTTGTTTTGTCTACACTTTCCGAAAGTACATCTTAACCTGGATAATCTAAAAAAGTTATTTGGTTTATGGGTATTTCATCATTGAAGGTTGTCATCATCTCATGGAATTCCTCTTCGGTACATTTTCTGTCCAATTCTTTTGGGAATTCATATTCCATTGTAAAACCGCCGTTTAATAATTTGGCCATGAAGCGGTCTGCCGCCCCCTGAGCATCTTTGTCTATCATGTTAATTTATGTTATCAAAAAATTAGACTTTCCGCAAGTAAAGCTCTTTTGAATATCCCGGCGCCCTGTTGGCCATCATCTGTAGAAACTGCTCCTTCGATATGTCGGACAGGCGGTATACCTCCTCCGGTCTCATGCCCAGTTCCACGCCTATCTCCTTTATGGACTTTCCCTGCTGTAGCAGCTTTTTAACGATGTTTTTCATGGGCTCAAGAAGGTGCGTTCCGCGGGCTCGGTTGTGCGTTACCGTCCCGTACATATCGCCGGCCTCGTCTTTATGCTTTACAATTACGATGGGCACTTTGTTTTTAAGCTGCGTTTTCAGGGGTTCTTCGCCGGCAACCGTCCATCTGTGAAATCCGTCAATAATGGTCATATCCGGCCGCACCACAATCGGGAGCGTCCAGCCGTTTGAAAGTATGGATTGCGTGAGAAGGTTTAAGTTTTCCCTTGACACTTTATTGGGGTTGTATGAATTCGGTTTTAATATGTCCCGTTCTACCCATTGCAGGGTAGACAACGGCGCCATCAGTTTATTTTCCATGAGGTTTCCTTTCTTTTTTGTCGTGTTCGTTTGAATAGTCCATATTGATGCCGGTAATTATCGCCCGGAGGGTTCTTTGTTTCGGGTCCCCTCCGACAAGGCAGTCGTAGATTTTTTTGTATGTTTTGTCATTTATGATAAGCCCGTACTTCACAAGCAACTGGTTTATGTTCCTCGCGTTAATCAGGCCGCCTTTTGTTTTGAAGTTTTTGAG